ATGGCGGCTCAGATAGCTCTAGATACAAGAAAATTTGAAATAGAATTATATTGGAAAAGGGCTGCTTATTTTTGGGCTTTTATAGCTGCGGATATTGCGGCTTTTGCGCTTATATATGCCCGAATGGAAGAAAATGGTGATTATAAGAAATTTATTCTTATGATTATATTTTCTATGTTAGGTGTTTTCTTTTCAGTTGGGTGGTATTTTGCTAATAGGGGAAGTAAATATTGGCAAGAGAATTGGGAAGATCATATAGGTGTATTAGTGACTAAAGAGGCCGGGCCGATCTTCAAATATCATAAGGCCCCTAATGACCCCTTTTTCAAATTGAATGGAAATTATCCTTTCTCTGTATCGCGAATAAATCAATTTCTAAGCTTACTTACTGCAATATTTTGGTTGGGGTTATTTGAGTTTTCTTTATGTTGTGCTATGGCTAAAACGGGTATATCTGTATATGGTGTAGTACTGTCAGCAATAGTTAGTTTCGTTGTTGTTATAATGTTGATATGGTATATGTATTATTTTGTACGCAACGATAAAGCAAAATTGATAGGTGTTTGTGATAAAGATACGATTTTTATAAGGCAATAATTGATGCTATTTTAGGCGTGATCCCTCCCCGGTTTCACGCCTTTTTTATTTACTTTCCCACAATCGCCCGATTGTGGTTTTCCAACTCCTTAATTATTTTCCTTACACCTACTTACTCGCTACTTTTATACCGTATTCACGACAATGGATTGATTGTCGTGAATGGGAAGCCTAAATATTTATCAATCATCTGTATTGGTGGTATTTTTACTTCCACTAATTGAAATTCGAATTTAATAATTCATACGGTATGAAAGAAAAGATTTTAGCATTACTCAAAACCAAATTTCCTGGGGTTGATGAAGCTACTTTAATCCGGATCGCAGAGAAGAAAGCGACTGGAGTAACGGACGAAAGCCAATTACAGCCAATTACGGATGGAGTAAGCTTTCAGGACGTGTTAAATTCCTATGGTGATTTCCGGGCAAATGGTGCAGTAGCTTCCGCAGTTGTAAACTACGAGAAGAAACACAATCTAAAGGACGGAAAGCCGATCGAGAATCCCAATCCTAACCCCAATCCCAATCCAAAGCCGGAGGATAAGCCGGATGATATGGCTACCATCATTGCCAACGCTGTGAGCGCAGCCGTAAAACCACTTTCTGATAAGCTCGTCCAATTCGAGACAGAGAGGTCGCAAGCCACCCGGCAAGAACAGATTATGTTAAAGGCTAAGGAGTATGGTATTCCTGAAACATTTGCAAAGCGTTATGCAATTCCCGATGATGCGGACTTAGACACTTATTTCAAGGACGCAAAGCAGGAATTTGCCAATATCGGCTTTAACGGTGTAACCCCTCCCGATTCATCTGAAGCGAAGTTGAAGACTGAAACTGAATCTATCGCTAATATGATTAACGAGGGAACAAAAACGATTGTTGAACAAAACAAAAATTAATTATGGCATCAGGATTTAAGTACGATTTGGTCCCACCTGTGGAAACGGAAGAACGCTATGATGTTCAGACTGGAATCCGTAGACGTGGACCGTACAAGCTCGTAACTACGAACTTGACAGAGGGAAGCCATCTTCCTTCTTTTGTGCCGATTTATGCAGACTTGAAAAACAAGTTCGCTTATCCGGTGAGAAATGTAAAAGTGATTGAAGCTTATGCTTCCGGTACTACTGTTAAGGTAGCTAAGAACTCACTGGCTTATGTGGGTATGTTCTTGGGAAGCGGCGAGAAAGGTGTGAAAGTAACTGCTATTGACAAGTCGAACGCCGGTTATGATGAACTGACCATCGAAGCCGCTTTCGGTGAAGCTATCGCAAAAGATGCAGTTCTATTTGAAGCTGCCGCCGTTGATGGCTTAAAGCAGAAATACACAGCAAACTCCGCTCTTTATGAGAGAACGAAGGTTGAAAGCGGTATTGTGTTGGTGGCACTGCTTCGCACAGCCGCAGAAGTTGAGCCAGAGAAATTGGTTATGCCGTTCTCTGAGAACGACAAGGCGAATTTGAAAGGCTGGTTTGAATTTAGCGAGTAAGGAGGTAGACTATGTTTTTAACTATTGAAACCCTATTTAGTGACGCAGGCATTGTAAGTGCCATCATTCAGCGTGTTAACCAGACGCGCAAGGATACTATCTATTGGATGCAGTATCTTACCTTCCGTCAGGTAACCACCCGTGTGTTCAAGGACTACATCGGTTCTGTGACAGGCGTAATGGCCGGTTCTATAAACTCTCGTTTTGGTGAAAAGCCGATTCGTGAACGTCAGAACATTGGTTCCGGCTATGGTGAAATCGCCTACCTGGGTGATGCTTACCAAATGTCTATTGACCGTTTGTCTGAATTGCAGGATTTGATTGATAAGTTCAATCAAGCCAAGACAGCCGACCAAGCTGCTGCAATGAATGAGATCGTAAACTTCATCCAGGACGACTTCCGCCAGACTATGCTTGCCGCTCACAAGCGCATGGATATTGTAGTTGCTTCTCTTCTTATGACTGGTTCGGCTTCTGTGAAGAACAAGGATGCTGCTAAGGCAGACCAGAATGCACCTGATTTATTGCAGATTGACCTTCCGTTCAACTTCATTACTCCGACTGCCTCGGATGTAGTAGTTGATGGAAAGAATATGTTCATCTCTTATTTGAGAGAAAAGCTGAATGCTATTGCTCCGGACTACGGTCGCTACATGAAGATGATTATGACCCGTGCAACATTCAACAAGAATATTCTCGGTTCTTCTGAGTTCGGTGAAAGTTACAAGATGATTCTCGGCTCAAATGAAATGAATCTGAGCACAGGTTTGATTTCTTCCGCTTTGGCTTCTCAGGTATTCACCGGTATCGGACTTCCTGTAATCGACATTAAGGAGGATTACGTGAAAGACCAGACCGGTAAGAACGTACAGATTTACGCAGACAACCGTATTTCTATGTTACCGCAAGACCAGATCGGTTACATGAGACATCACACTCCATATGAAAAGACAGATCCGGTACAGGGCCGTACTTACACGCAGGCAGACGGTCAGATGCTTATCTCTAATTACCGTGATAAGAACGGCCGCTACATGGAATACACTGCTGAGTGGATTCCTCAGATCAGTAATCCGAACCTGATCACTAACTTTGATTTGTCAACCATTAACAATATCCCGCAGGGATAAGGAGGCAACTATGAAAGTAAAAGTAATTGATGTATTCCGTGATAAGTTCACCGGTCAGTTATACAATCCGGGTGATACCCTTGAAATCGAAGACAAAGCCCGTGTTGAGGACTTAGTAAATCGCCAGTTGGTCGAGATTGTAGTAGTGAAGCAAGAAGCCAAAGGTATTACTCTTTTTGAAAAGGAGTTTGAGAAAAAGGCTTTGGTTGAAGCATTGAAGGTTATCGGTGTTCAAGCAACTGGTACAATGGGCGAGAAAACCCTTTTGGAGAAAGTTACCGGACTTGACGAAGAAGCGACTGCAAAACTGAAAGAGGCATTGGGCATATGACGGTAAACGACTACATATCACAGAAGTTCCAGACCTTCGGCATTAACTTGTCGGAGGCTGATCTTTTGGATATGTGTCTGAACTCGAAGATAAGTGGAGAGGATGAGATGAACCAGGATTGCTACGATCGTGTCTCTGTGGCGATTGCAAAGTTCATCCCCTCTCTTTTACTTAGGCCAACCTCAATGGGAGAGGGCGGAGTTTCAGTAACTTGGGATATTAACGGACTCAAATCCTATTATTCCTTTCTGTGCAAACGGCATGGATTGAAAGATGAATTGTCTAACAAACCTAAATGTATATTTCTGTGATACCTAATTTCAGACCTCACATATTACAATACCAAGTAACTACCGGAGCCTACGAAGACAATAACGGTGATTATCATCCCGGGGAATCTCACTTTGAAGGAGATATTCCTTGCCGATACGAACCAAACGGCAAAGCCAACACTATTGCATTCGAAGATGGAAAGACTTATGTGTATCAGTATGTGCTTTATCTGAATCAGGATTGTAGAGACTTTAAATGTGGCAATATTGTTCGACTGCTTAACAATGGAGTCATTATTGCAGAGAAACAAGTTCAAGGTTTCCACCGTGGGCAACTAAACGCTAAATTATGGCTATAAAGATGACTACACCAATGAGTGAGATTAATGCTTTGATTGAAGCTGAAACCAAACGGGTTGATGCGCTTACAATTAAAGCCTTGTCAAATCTTGGTGATGACTGTGTTACTGAAGCCAGAGACAGACCGCAGGCTTATAGCTGGTTTGACCAGACTGGAAATCTACGAAGCTCTATCGGATATGTGGTTGTCGCTCATGGGAATATTATCAAGCGTTCGGGCTTTGAAACTGTAATGAATGGCTCTGAAGGTTCAATGGAAGGCAAGAAGCTGGCTGAGGAACTCGCAAAGAAGTACTCAAGTGGTTATGCCCTGATTGTTGTTGCCGGGATGAACTATGCTGAATATGTGGAAGCTAAAGACAATAAGTCTGTTCTCGCCTCTGCTGAGATATCGGCTCATGCGGAAATCAATAACATGATGGAAAAGCTTAAAAGTCAGGTTGCAAAATGAAATCGGATATAGAAATAAAGGATGCCATTTACAACATCATTAAAGGATCCACTCTTGAAAAGGTTGTTACTGGTAAGTTGAGTAAAACGAAACGACCTGCAAACTCCGATAAGGAGGATATTGTCATTTCTATGCTTGATAACAGTGGTGGTCAAGTACAAGAGGCTTTTGTAAACGTGAATATCTACGTTGCTGATAATATTCGAGACACACAGGCGGAAGAGAATACTATTCGTTTGCGTGAACTATGTCAGATGTCCTATGAACTTCTGTTTAATTGCCGAGGTGAAGGATTTCGGGTTGATTCTAAAGGCTCTAAGCAGCGTATACTTGAAGTGAACGGTAAAAACGAGCACTTTATCAATAACAAATTATTAATTGAAATATCTAACGAATAAAGAATTATGGCACAATTATCATGGGGGAAACCCACAATTGAATTTGGTAAGTGTGGTGCAAATGGCGCTGCTCCTGCCGAATGGAAGAAACTTCCTTATGATCCAGTGGAAAACTCCACAAAGTTGACACCGACAAAAGGAGAAAAGAAGGAGGCTAAAGTAGAAGGCGGAGAGCATGAAGCCGTTAAATATTCAAAGAATACCTATGTGTTTGAGTTCGAAATACGTGCAGCTCTTGGACGCAGCAAACCGATCGAGGATGAAGATGGAGTAGTGGAGGATGAATATGCATTTCGCCTTACTCCTGAAAATCCTGAATGTGAGGGATTCCAAATTGATCGATCTACAGTTTCTGTGGAAGATACATTTGATACAGCGGAAGGTAAGAAGTGGAAATATGCAGCCGACGTGTTGAAGCCCACTACTGGCAATCAGGTTAAGCCCTATACTGCTCCGAAGATTCCTGAAGGGTAAGTAGGATTGTTTTCGAAGGGGGTGTCCAAAAAGTCACTCATTCGTCCTCGGAAATTGAATATTTGAAATCAATCTCAGATAGGTATCCGAGTAAAATAGAGTCAAAAATACTTTTTAGACAGCCCCTTATTTAGTGTAATGGTAGTTCGCTAGTATGTGGGATTGGGTGTCTCAGTTCAAATTCAAGAAGCTGTTCAAAAAAAAATAGTATGGAAAATGATGAATTAATTGAAATGAATATAACTGATGCAATAATTGAAAGGCCATTGGGCTTTTGTATCGGTAAGGAACGATTTTATCTTTTCCCTATTACGTTGGGGAAAATGTTGTTGATTTCAAAGTTGATGAAAGAACTTGATATAAACGATAGTAATATTTCCGTTAATCCATATTTGGAAGCCTTGAGATTGTGTGATGCAAAAAAAGAAGTAGTTTGTCGTATTTTATCATACCATTCTTTTGATAATAAGGCTGATATTTTCAATAACTCAAAGGTGGAGGGGAGACTTCATTTATTCCTTGACAAGTTAAGTCAAGAAGAAATAGCCACAATGTTAGTACTTGTCTTGTCTAGTGACAGCATGAAGCCTTTTATTGATCATCTTGGAATAGACGAAGAAATAGGACTGAAAAAAAAATTATCAGAATTGAGAGAAGATAGGCACAATCTTATTTTTGGTGGACATAGCGCATATGGATTGCTTATTGATTCAGCTTGCCAAAGATATGGATGGACTATGGAGTATGTCGTATGGGGTATTAGTTATATTAATCTAAAGATGCTTATGGCTGACAAGATAGAGTCTGTTCCCCTCACTGATGAAGAGATGAAACAGCTTCATATATTTGATAATAAGAATTATATCAATGCTGATGATCCGAAAAACAGGAATTTGATTAGGGAGATGATTAATGATTAATTTTCAAACTATCTAAAAATATAAAAAAATGGCAGGATTGCATTTCGACATAACCGGTGATAACTCTAATTTCTTGCGAAAGCTGGAAGAAACTCGTAATGGCGTTCGTTTCGCTTCTAATCAGATAGAAGAGAGTGGTATGAGTATTGAGCAGATGTTCGGTAGATTGTCTAAAGGAGCGGCATTATTTGGAGCTGGTTTTTCGGCATCCCAATTCATCAAGGATATGATAAACGTCCGTGGAGAGTTCCAAAAGACTCAAATGGCCTTTGAGACAATGCTGGGTTCCAAAGAGAAAGCAGATACTCTCATGACTCAGATGGTACAAACTGCGGCTAAAACCCCTTTCGACTTACAAGGCGTGGCTAATGGGGCGAAGCAACTTCTTGCTTATGGTACAGCTGCTGAAGACATGAATGATACTCTTATCCGATTGGGGAATATCGCTTCAGGCCTTTCTATTCCGCTTGGGGATCTAGTCTATCTTTATGGCACGACTCAGACCCAAGGTCGTTTGTTCACTCAAGACGTTCGGCAATTTATGGGGCGTGGCATTCCTTTGGTAAAAGAATTAGCCACAATGTTAGGAAAGACAGAGGAAGAGATTAACAAGATGGTTACAGCTGGGAAGATTGGATTCCCGGAGGTCGAAAAAGTTATCAAGAAGATGACTGATGAAGGCGGGCAGTTCTATAATTTGATGGAGAAACAGTCTCAAGCCTTGTCTGGACAAATATCGAATTTGGGTGATGCTTGGGATCAGATGCTAAATTCAATAGGAGAGGAGACACAGGAGGTGTCATCTGCGACTATTTCTATGGCGACGGGGGTTGTTGAAAATTATGAACGAGTTGGGAAAATTTTGGTTGCTTTGATTGGTGTTTACGGCACATATAGAACAACACTTTTATTGACTGCTGCAACATCTAAAGGTTACACCGTTACCCAATTAGCGCAATACAATGTATTGCTCGCTGTCGAGAAGGCGCAAAGGCTATTAAATGCTACCGCTTTAGCTAACCCCTATGTTCTACTGTCTACAATCGTGGCCGGTTTTGCCGCAGCCATGTGGGTCCTTCATGACAGCACTACAGTTGTTGAGAAAGCCCAAAAGCAACTTAATAAAGAACATGAGGAAACCGCCCAAAGAAAACAGGAACTCACCTCTAAAACGGACGGTCTTATCTCAAAAATAAATAGTGAGACTGAGTCTGTTTATTCCCAAGTAAAAGCGTATAAAGAGCTTATCAAGCTATTCCCTGAACTTGGGAATATGAGTTTTGAAGAGTTCAAGAATTTACCTCAGGATCAGCAAAAGAAAATGTTCTCTACTATTAATGATAATAGAGAAATGGACGATGCTGTAAAAAGCTATGAGGCGGATTTAAAAAGGATTGAGTACCTGGAAAAAGCTATATCTGGTGCCGCCATGCTTCCTAATAGCGGATTGGCGGTTTCTAAATTAAACGAACAGCTAGAAACAGCAAATAGCCTTGCAAAGCTTCACAAAGAGGAAATTGAAAGGATAAAACAGTTGCAATGGGAAGCTAATACTCCGGTGGAGGAAAAGGTAAAGCATTATGAAGATGTAAAAAAACGTCTTGTCGAGGAAAGGGATGAACTTGAAAAGACGCTGACAAAATCGGAAAATATCGCATCTGTTTGGATGAGAGTACCGGATATTATTAATGGTATAAAACTCAATGCTTTCAATAAGCAAATAGAAGAAACGACAGGGAAGATAAATTCCCTTACTGGAAATGATAAGAATGCTGTCAAGAACAAATCCTATTGGGAGCAAAAAAAGAAAGATGCCGAAACTGCCCGTGATGCTCTAGCTACCTCTGAAAAGAATTCTGAGAACTGGAATAAATATACTCGTGAGATCCAACAAGCTCAAAAAGAGATAGCAAAATATGACATAACAGGTAAAGCCGAGAATGAAACTAAAAAACGTCTTTCCACCCAACAAGACCTTGCTCGCTCTATCCTCGACAATGAATTAAAGCTTCAGGCAGGCCGCATATCTGCGATGGAGGATGGCAAAGCGAAGCGTATCGCCCTAGCTGAACAGGAATACCGGGAAACCGTCGCTACCATCCAAAAAGAGAAAGAAGAATATCAAAAGAAAATCAAAGAAACCAAAGGCAAGGAGGATCCAACCGTAATCTCTTCATTCAACAATCGAGAAACAGCAGCCGGAGACAAGAAAAATACTGATGTGGCTAAGGTTGAAAAAGAATACGCAGAAGAGTATAAGCAGCGTACTAAGGCTTTAACCGATGTTTTTCTACGTGAGGAGCAACGGAAACTGTCTGGAATCAAGGATCGGTATACCCAGGAGAAAAAATGGGCAGACGAACAGTTGAAGACAGGTGGTATGACGCAGGATGAACATAAGACCTATACAGTCAATATTGACAAAGCTCAGTCCCAGGAAACATATCGCTCTCTCCTAGATAATCTGAACGATTACAAGCAGCAAGAGAAAGACCTCCGGGAAAAATGGGACACGGATATAGCTGCTGCCGTGGAAGCTAAAGACGCTTATTTGGTAGCAAAACTCATGGAGGGAAAAGAAAAGGCTCTTTCCTCTCTAAATAGCCAAATGCTTCAAGAATCTTCTGAATGGATGCGCCTGTTCGGTAACTTGGATACCTTGACAGTGGACGAGTTGAATAAGCTGATTGACTCTATCCAGAAACAGTTAGACTCCGGTACTCTGACTCTTAACCCGGTTGATGCAAAAGCATTAATGGATAGCTTGAATCAGGCTAAAGAGAAGGTTGCTCAGAAAAACCCGTTTACAGCGCTTGCGAAGTCTTCCGGTGAGATGAAGACAGCTTTAAAGGAACTTGATGCGGCAGAGAAAAGAGGCTTGACAGGCGAGGCTCTCGATGTGTATAAGAATAAGGTGAAGAATACAGCCGAGAATGTAAAAAAATCAATTACTGCAATAAAAGGCGTCTATGACCAAGTAAGTGACGTAATGAAGTCTGCTGCAGAATTGGTCGGCATGGTAGATGAAGGTTTAGGTGAAACTGTTAACAATGCAATAGCACTGGGTGATGCTGTAATGAATGTCGGGGAGGTAGTGGCCAACGCAGTAATATCTTTTGCTGCCGGCATGAATGCAATGGAATCCGCCTCGGTCATCCTGCTTGTAATTAAGGCTGTTCTTATGGCTGTAATGGCGGCTATGGCTTTGTTTAATGGAGATAAAAAACATGAGAAGAAAATAAAAAAATTACAAGAGGAAGTAGATAGCCTATCACGGGCCTACGACCGTCTTGGCAAGTCCATAGAGGATGCTTATAGTACCAATAAGGCAAATCTGATAGACGAGGAATCTGAAAATTTGCGTAAGCAGAACGAATTGATTCGCCAACAAATAAAAGAGGAGGACGAAAAGAAGAAAACTGATAAGGATAAGATTAAAGACTGGCAGAATCAGATCGAGGATAATAACTATCAGATAGAAGAAAATTCGAAGAAGAATAAGGTGGAAGCCATTATGGGATCTGATATTAAGTCTGCCATTGATGAATTTTCGCAGGCTTATGCTGACGCTTGGGCAGCCGGAAATAAGTCCGCTGGCAAGTCTACTAATATCGTAAAGAACCTAATACGGACGTCCATCATTGAAATGCTGAAGGATAAACTACAGCCAGAGGTTACTGCGTTTATGACTTTTCTTTCTCAGGCTATGGCAGATGGAGTTATTGATGCAGCTGAACAACGTACTATCGATGATTGGGAAAAGACGCTTGAAGGAATTGCGGATAATGCGTTTGCGGGAAAGGATAAATGGCTAACGGATATTGACGCAGATGATTTACTGGGTATATCTTCTGACTCTATGGCAGATACGCTCATAGAAGGATTGAAGGCTGGTAAATCAGGGATAAAGGATTTTACCAGTAGCTTCGAGGATATGATGAAAACAGCTGTACTGAATAGTTTGAAGATGAAATACCTGGAAGGTCCATTAAAAGAATTTCAGAAAAAGTTTGCTGATTTATCGGAGTCCGGCGGTCAGCTTACGGAAAGTGAAATTGAGGAACTGCGGAATATGTACTCTGATATCATTGATGGGGCAAAGGAGCAATTCGATGCAATCAAGGGTATCTCTGGACTCGACTTTTCAGCTGATTCTGATAATACCCTGAAAGGTGCCTTTTCTAAAGCATCTCAAGAAAGTATTGATCTATTAGCGGGACAAACCGGTGCCCAGCGCTTTGCGATTGAGAATATCCGTGAGCAGATGCAGTTTATTCGTGATCTACAAGTACAGGGCTGGAAAGATGTGACAACCATTAAGGAATTGGTCGGTAAATTAAGAGAAGTATCCGATAAAATCGAGCAGACAACAGAAGAGATAAAAGGGCATACAGATAAGATTTCTGAAAACTCTGTAAGAGCTGTGGATGCATTAGAAAATACGTTGAATGTAAAAGTTAAATTGTGATGGATCAGGAATTTTTTGAGATAGCAAACCGTTTAGGTGCCTGCCGCCTCTTGCATGGCACTGAAAACAAGGAGGAGCTTATGCGCCTTCTGCTGACACCGCAGGGTACGGAGTTCTGTACGAAGAATAATTTCCCTTCCATGGAACAACTACGGGAGTTCCGGGGCAAGATGGCTGAAAACATGGGGATTTATATCGATACGAACGTGAAACTGATGAATCCGGCGAAGGTATTTCTGGCCGGCTCCAAGGCGGTTCTCCATTTTGATACGATCGGCCGTTACAACGTGATCCTGATGCACGGTGCAGAGGCCGAGATTCATGCGAGTAATTATGCCGTTGTATTCGTAAAGAACGCCGGTGGTAACACAATAATCCATAAGGACAATACAGCACGTGTATTATGACAATCGACGGAAAAAATATAAAGGACTGGGGTTGTACGTTGCTAGAAGGCTCTTTCGATGACCTGTTGAAATATCCGAAGCGTAAAGCTGTGACTACTCGGGATTGGGCAGAATCGAATGGTATTGTACCGGATCTGTCGGAAGTAGAGTTTGAAGCCAGAACAATCAAATTGTCCTTTTTTATGGAGGCCGATGGAGAGGTGGAGTTCTGGCGTCGGTATAACAAACTGACGTCCGACCTGTCTGCTACCGGCTACCGGGAGATGAACCTTATTGAAGGTATGACAAACCGGCTTCGGTTGAATACGGGAGTGAAATATGAGTTGCCTGTCTTTCTGAATGCGAATAGAAACTGCTCAGTTCTTGACCTAAATTTTATAGAGGATAACTTTACTCTGGTCTCAGCATATCCTTCCGGCGGAATAAGCCTACGTGGGCAGTATGCTATTAACGGATATGACTTTGGTGAGTTCGGTATCGGCTGTGATGACGGCTTGGAAGACATACTGAAGACTCCGGCCTTGAAAGATCCTTTTACGGATGGCCGGAACATCGATTTGTCAACGATCAGGACTCAACACAAAACGATCAAACTATCCCTTTGGATGCTGGCTAAAAGCATAGGGGAGTTCCTGAATAACTATCATGCCTTCTTTACCCAACTAACAGGCACCGGAACCCAGAGTTTATATATTAATACACTAGGTGCTACAACACAGGTGTATTATTCAGACTGTCCGTCTTATACGGTTGAGATATGGCGGGAGACGGACATCATGGTCCGGTTTACAATCTCTCTCGTGATCCCGGTAGTGACCTGGGTTGACACCGGTGGCGTGACAAGATACAGAGTATTGCAAGATAAAGAACTCGGTCTGTTGGCTGATGAACAAGGTAGAATAATAGTATTTAATTGATATGGCAGAGGAATTTGATATAGTAAGAGCGCAGAATCTTCCGGTGGCAACGAATGTCAGTGATAATGATATGCTGCTGGTTGTACAAGGTGGTTTTTTGAAACGTGTTCTCCCATCGCTAATGAAAGGCAAGCCGGGTGATCCAGGTCTAAGTGTTTATCTGGGAGTTACAGATACTTATATCCAATGGAGACAGGGACCATCCGGTACTTGGCAAAATCTTGTCTCTCTTGAGAAGATTCGTGGACCTAGAGGGGAAAAGCCTTTATTCCGAAAATTGAATGGTACTCTCCAACTAAAGTATGAAGGGGAGCCGGACTCTGCCTATAAAAATATCTTTGATCGGGAAGAACTGAAACTGAAATTCTCGGAATTGACACCGGCAGAAGTGGATTTATTAAGATTCCATTTTTCTGATTTTACAGCTGAGAACAAGGCCGAACTGATGAAACCCGCCACCGATGCGGCAGCCGATGCACGTGCAGAGATAACCAATATGCGCCAGATGGAAGCGACAGTCTCCGGGAACGAAGAAACACGTGAGAACAGTTACACCCAGTGGCAAGCTAAGGAACAGGCCCGTCAGAACGACGAGATCAAACGCCAGGAGGCTGCCGCCGCCGCTACTGAAGCGGAGCGACTACGTGTACTGAAGGAGGTTGAACGAAATACCACCTTCGATGCCAAAATCCAGGAAACTACCGACGCAGCTGCCGAGGCTAAAACTCAGGGTGATTACGCTAAAAAGCAAGGCGATAAAGCTGCTTTACTGGCTGGTCGGGTAACAGCACTGGAAGATGGAAAGGTTGACGGCGGATATTCGGAAGAAGGATTGTTGCAACTTACATCGCAAGGTTTGCCTGTTGGTGATCCGATAGAGGTCGGTTCCGGTTCTGGCGGAGGCGGTACGGCCGGTATAAGCTGTAAGGTAAAAGCCATTACAGATACTTTGTTATCGACCGTTTCCGGTGCCTCTGTCCGGATCGGGTATAGTTTTACGTCTGTGTATGCAGATGATGGATCGGAAACCGGGGACGGAACAGCCACATACACGATTAACTCTCAGAAGGTGGCTACAGAAGCGATCAGCCAGGGGAGTGTTTACTTCGACATAACAAAATGGCTGACCATGGGTACTAACTCTGTAAAAGTCACAGTAAAAGACAGTACCGGACAGTCGCGATCGGTAGCCTACACAGTCGACGTGATCAGTATGTCCATTTCAGACAGTTATGATGATGCACAGGTTAATACAGGAGATATCACCTACAGATATACACCCGTCGGGGCAATAGCCAAGACTGTGCATTTTGTGCTCGATGGAACGGAGATTGCAACGAAAGAGACCACGGATTCAAACCGTCAGTTATCGCAGGTTATTCCGGCGCAAACGCATGGAGCACACCGGTTGGTCGTTTACATGACAGCTACCGTCAGTAGCGTGGAGGTTCGCAGTAATGAGATGGCCCATGACCTGATATGTGTCGCAGAAGGGAATAATACTATCATAGTTGCATCGTCGTTTAATCAAGTCACGGCACAACAATACGATCGTCTGTCTATTCCATTCGTTGTATATAACCCGGCAGCCTCTACTTCCGCCGTCACTTTGTCTGTCGACGGGGGTGTGCTCTCGGAGCAGACCGTTGACCGGACACTGCAAAAATGGACTTACCGGATCACTAAGCCGGGCGCTTTGGCTTTGAAGATTGCATCCGGAAGTGCGTCGCGTACTTTCAATCTGGACGTGGCGGAAGCGGCCGTGATCGTGGAGCCGGAGACGGCAGACCTGGAACTGTATCTTACCTCCCAGAACCGATCCAACAATGACAATAATAAGGAGGAATGGAAATCCGGCGACATTACAGCCTCGCTGACCGGGTTCAATTTTAAGACGAATGGCTGGATCACCGAAAAGGGCAGTACTGCCTTACGCGTGTCCGGTGATGCACGTGTCGCTATTCCTTATCATATCTTCGCAAATGATTTTCGCTCATCCGGCAAAACGATTGAATTTGAATTTGAAACCCGTGACGTGATCGATTATGACGCAGTAGTGATCGACTGTATTATTGGTGGCATTGGGTTACAGGTAACAGCGCAGGAAGCATTATTTAAATCGGAGCAGACAACTGTCTCAACCCGCTTCAAGGAGGAGGAACGGGTACGTGTCTCTTTTGTTGTAGAAAAGAAAACAGATCATCGCTTGATTTATATCTACATTAACGGTGTCCTGTCCGGTGTAGCCCAATATCCGAACGAAGACAATTTCCAGCAGGCGATTCCCGCCGATATTGTGGTTGGCAGTAACAACTGTACTGTTGATCTGTACAACATTCGTATTTACAACAATAACTTGACAGAGTACCAGCTGCTTGATAATTTCATCGCTGATATTGATGACTACGACGAAAAGATAACGGTATATGACAGGAACCAGGTTTATACGGCTTATGGTGATATCTCTTATGATGCTACTCTTAACCTGGTTCCCGGTCTGATCATTATCGGAGAGTTACCAACCTATAAAGGAGATAAAAAGACTGTTACCCTGATATATACGAACAAACAACACCCGGAACGGAGTTTTATAGCATATAATGTGCAGATAGACGTTCAAGGTACATCATCCCAGTATTATCCCCGTAAAAACTTTAAGTTCAAGCTAAAGAATGGACTTACGATGTCGGAATCGGGCGAAGATAAGGAGGCCTATCCGCTTCGACCTGACAGCATTCCGGCAACAGTATTCTGTACTAAAGCTGACTTTGCCGAAAGTTCTGGAACACACAATACCGGTATGGCCGTGATCGCAGATAAGCTGCTGAAAGACCTCAATATCCTTACGCCACCACAGAAAACGAATGACAAAGTTCGTACCACTGTTGATGGTTTCCCGATCTGTATATTTCACCGGTCCACGGCTGATAGTGAGATCGAATTTGTCGGTAAATACAATTTCAACTACGACAAAAGTGCCGAGGAAACGTTCGGGTTCGCCGAAGGTGATGAAAGCTGGGAGTTTTGTAACAACACTTCGGATCGGGTATTATTCAAGTCTGCCGATTTTTCCGGTACAGACTGGACAAATGATTTTGAAGCCCGTTATCCGGATGACGATACGATCACTGAATACGAAGCCGGTACACGGAAGCCTACAAACCTCATGGCTGTCATGGAGTGGATTACATCAACGGCTAACGATACTGGTAAATTTAAGACAGAGGTTACTGATCATTTCGATCTGAATAATCTTTTGTCTTATTATTTGTTTACCGAAGTATTCGCCATGGTCGACCAGCGTGCAAAAAATATGTTTCTTACCCGGTACGCGGCCGATGGCAAGTGGCGTTTTATCCTATATGACAACGATACCTGTTTGGGTATTAATAACGAAGGCCTAATCTCATTCGGATACAACGTGGAATATCACGACAAGATCGGAACATTGAATGTGTGGAATGGTGAAGGCTCTGTATTATGGAAGAACGTTGAAACCTGTTTCCTGACTGAGATTGAGGCGATGTACAAGGATATCCGATCAAAAGGTTACTTGTCGTATGACTATGTGATGTCTGTCCTGAACGGGGAACAGTCCGATAAATGGTGTGAGGCTATTTATAATGCTGACGGTAAATTCAAGTATGTTGATCCGCTTATCAACGACGGTAACGGATCATATCTATACGCAGCACAGGGATCACGAAAGGAACATCGTAAGTGGTGGGCTTATAACCGGTTTCTCTATATGGATTCCAAATATACGGCCGGTGATTTCCTTAGTGACTATGCCACACTACGTTTATATACTCCGACAGATTTTGCCGGGGTAACTCCGTCGGCCAACTTCAATATTACTCCTTTCGCTGACGAATACGTTCGGGTGAAATACGGATCATACGTTGTCGGTCAACGTTGTACCAAAGATGAGTTAGCTAATATCGTGGCTCCGGATATCCAGTTTAACGATACAGAAACAATCGTGTATGGTGCCAGCCGTATAAAGTCATTAGGAAACCTTTCCGGTATGTATGCCGGTACGGTTGATGTATCTAAGGCAACCCGTTTATCCGAGTTGTTGATCGGATCAGATGCTGAAGGATATCATAATGATAACCTTACAGTTTTGTCAGTCGGCTCAAACAAGATGCTTCGCAAATTGGATATCCGCAACTGTCCGAATCTTACACAAGCGGTCGATCTTTCCGGCTGTGAAAACATAGAGGAAGTGTATGCACAAAGGACAGGGATCACGTCTGTTGTGCTTCCGCCTGCCGGTATCTTGTCAAAACTGTATCTGCCTGGTACGATCACTAACCTGACGCTGAAGAACCAGCCGAAGTTGTTGGATGCTTTCTTCGAATTGGCTGGTGTCGAAAAATTATCCACGATTATCAGTGAAAGTACCCCTGGCGTGAACATCTTCCCGATCGTAGACAGATGTATGTCTGTCAAGAACCCTGTTTTAAGCCGTGTCCGTTTGATTGATCTCGATAGTACCGGACCAGATTTAAGTTCACTATTTAAGCTTACTAAAATCGGAGGTGTAGATGAAAAAGGTAATAATGTTGCAAAAGCAGTCGTGACAGGTAAGTATCATGCAGTAACAGCCAGAGAAGACCAACTGGCGGTAATCCGGACTGCTTTCCCTGAATTGACCGTGACTTATACAACATTAAAACCTCCTACAATCACGACATTTACATTTAGTAGTTCGCAATCGAAGACAATTGCAAATTCGACTTTTGAATGTAATTTCGAGGCTGTTAAAGTAAATGAATACACCTACAAGGTTACTGCTGATGATGATTCTGTTATTGAATTTACGTTTAAATGTGACAATCATGAAGATTACTCAGGCAGTTATTTGGTTGTCGGAACTCGTACACAAAATTATTCAGTCACCTATATCCCTCTACGTACCATCAGGGTTAAGGTATATGGTCAGTCTATTTATCCGTCAGGTGCTTATGTAACCATTGGGGACAATGTGTATTTAACAAATGCAAATGGTTATGTATATATTCGAAGTGGTGAAGCTGTCTCAGGTGTCGTTACTGCAACAGGTTATGCAGGCAATACATTTTCGTTTGCAGCAATCACTAGTGATACAACAAATACAGTAGAAGTTTACACAGCTGTGGAAATTAAGTTCATCGTTAAAAATGATTTTGGACAATTGGTTTCCGGCGCAACTGTTACATGTGATGGTAAGTCAGGAGAAACAAATATCTATGGAGAATGTATCTTATTATTAGGAAAAGGTAGATTAGATTATACAATTACTCATCCTAATCATTTTGATTATGCAGGGAAGGTAACTGTAGGAATATCCGCTTCGACTGTCAATGTTACTATTAATATCAATCCCATAACATTAAAGCCAGAGGAAAATGGCAATATACAAATGATGTTGATAGGAACAACGGTAACTGTTAATATTACATCTTCTAATACGGACTATGTAATAAACTGGGGTGATGGTGAAACTACACAAGCTAATGAGTCCGGATCGATAGTCTACAATCATACGTATCAAACAGATGAATTCCGTCAAGTTGAAATTAGTAACTGCACCGAAATTACAGCTTGTAATGGGACAAAATCCTGCCTGGCGGCTTATTGGAGTATAGGAAATAGTAAGGTTAAAGATCTTTCTTTTTCAGGTTGCTCTAAACTTATATATTTTGGATTCGTATTTAAAAACGATAAAGAAAGAACGAGCTTGTATTTCTTGCTGAATGACTGCACCGCCCTAACCTCAGTCGACTTAACACCTTTAGCTGGGATGGTGAAGGTGACGAACTTGTATGGCTTACTGTGTCGCTGCATCAACCTAACCTCAGTCGATCTAACACCTTTAGCTGGGATGGTGAATGTGGTTGATTTGTCTAGTTTGCTGTCTGGCTGTTCTGCCCTAACCTCAGTCGATCTAACGCCTTTGGCAGGGATGGTGAAGGTGACTAACTTGTCTAGTTTGCTGTCTGGCTGTTCTGCCCTAACCTCAGTCGATCTAACACCTTTAGCTGGAATGGTGAATGTGGTTGATTTGTCTAGTTTGCTGTCTGCCTGTCCCGCCCTAACCTCAGTCGATCTAACACCTTTGGCAGGGATGGTGAAGGTATATAGCATTAATTCAATGTTCAGAGATTGCGGAATTACAACCGTTGACCTTACACCTTTAGCTGGAATGATGAAATTGACGAGTTTTTACTTTCTGTTTGCTGAATGTATGAACCTGGCATATATAGATCTATCTCCTTTAGCTGGAATGGTGAATGTTACGTCCTTTGATTATATGTTGTATCGATGTTATAATTTAATATCTATTGACCTTACACCTTTAGCAGGGATGGTAAAGGCAACTAAGTTTAATTATATTTTAAATAGCTGTTACAAGTTAACATATGTATTAATAGCCAATACAACTCCTTGGGTGATATCCTCTAATTCATTTGAAAGTACAAACAACTGCCCGATTTACGTTCCTGATGAATCTCTCGAAACCTATAAAATAGCGACTAACTGGACAACATACGCTGATCGTATTAAACCAATGAATGATTTTGCAACTGATTTTCCCAATGAAACAGTATGAAAACAGACGAATTAAATAACAAACATCTGATCGCAGAGGAAGGTAAAGTACTCTGCCGGATCAGCGACGGATGGGTAGCCGGAAAAGAAATATATCTCGGTTATACCTATCAAATAGGAGGAGAAAAGTTGGAGGTCCCATTACTGGAACTCCCTGAACACTACGAAGAGATCAATGAACCTATTGAGGATGAAGTAATCTTTGATGAAGTTACAGACCTGGAACCAGATGAAGTCCTGACCGATGAACCGTTAGAGGAAGAGCCTGATCTGGATCAACCAAGGAAAGTTACGTTGTCGGATTACCGCGCTTTGGAAGATAAGGTTAAAATAATGATGGAATTATTAGGTATTAATTAATCAGTCGGGAGCAATCCCGACACAAATCAATAGATATGAAAGTATTTTATAACTCAAAAATCGCGAAGCTGGTAACATTCCTGGCCGACTTCGCCACGATCATGCTTTTCGGGGCCGTATTCACCGAACATGACTCTTTATCAGAACGAACGAAACAGCACGAAGCAGTTCACGTGATTCAGTATCAAACCCTGTTTATGCTAGGACTGTCAATAGCCTTCGGTATCTTCTTTGCCTGTCTCGGATTTGACGTATATGGCTGGTGGATGCTGTCGTTACTCCTGATCCCACTATTACTTTATTATGTATGGTACCTGGTTGAATATGCGATCCGGTTAATTATGTATAAGGGAGATAGAGCTAAGGCTTATCGTATGATCGCTTTCGAAAAGGAGGCCTATGATCTCGAATATGAGTATCAGAAACCCTGCCCGGAGCGTCGATCGGCTTACTCATTCAGCTTCTGTAAATACTATTAAAGAATCCGCCTCCGGGCTATCACAGTGAAGAGGCGGATTCGAAACTCAATATGGTTTCGACCATTAAAGTTGTAAAAGTAAGATTATATTTTAAGATATGAAAATTAAGCGGGGAAATACGGTATTATGCGATGCCTATTTGAAAAATAATAGCTTCACGGTTGATGAGATTATGGGAGAGCAAACGCTAACTCTTAATTTTTTATCTCGTGATGTCATAGAGTTTGAGGTCGGTGATTATGTGGAATGTGAAGGCGAACGGTATAAGATTCGGTATAAAGAGAAAGTTACCAAACGGGAGAAGTCGCTTGGCTGGGAGTATAATATCCCGTTCTATTCAAGCAAGTACGATCTGGAAGACGTTGTATTCTTTTTGAACGGCGAACCGGAGTATAAAAAGAACTTTGACTCTTATACCGGGACCGCCAGACAAATCCTTGAACTGATTGTTAAAAACATGAATCGGGAAGATAGCGGCTGGAAAGTAGGATCGTGTATAGAGTCTCGTCCAATAACCATATCATTTAAGGACAAGAATGTTGGAAATGTCTTGGATGATACGGTTAAACAGATTGATACTGAGTATTGGATATCTCAGAAAACGATCAGTATAGGGAAAAGGAAATACAACAGTAATGGCCTTGTACTTGGGCAGGGTGAAGGCCTTGGATTTACCGAACTGGAAGTATCGTCTGTCGATGAAGAGCGGCCGACAACGGTTATTTTCCCGTATGGATCGGATAAAAACCTGGGACCGGATTACGGGGCGGACTATTTAATGCTTCCCGGTGGGGTGAAAGAGCTGTCGAAGAATACTGAAAAGTATGGACGGTTAGGGCAGAAAAAACTACAGTTTGATCATATCTTTCCGAAAGGGGAGTTTTTGGTAACAACGAAGATCGACGATTTTACATTACAAGCCTCGGGAATAGACTTTAATCTTACTGATTGTCTGCTGGATGAAGTTGAAGCGATTGTAACATTTCAGGATGGAGGCCTGGCCGGTTATGACCTGGCTATTGTTGAAGGTAGTTGGAATAATGATTTGAAGCAATTTAAGCTAAAGGTAAACGAACTGGAAAATGCCCTGAAAGTTCCAGGAGACATCGACTTCGCTGTCGGTGATAAGTTTATTCTTACCGGCATAAAGATGCCGCAGGTTTATATCGATAATGCCTCAAATCAACTGGCCGAAGAAGCTCAGGCATGGCTCGATGAACATTGTGAGAAGCGCATCCAGCTAAGAGGTAAATGCGACGAAGTGCTGTTCCGGCAAATGAATCTATTCATTGCCTGCGGACAGATGGTCGGTGTTTATTCCGATCAGCTAAAGATCGATCGGGAGATCCGCGTGACCAAGGTTAAACGGTATCTCGAAAATGATGACAAGCCGGCATACCGGTATGAACTAACCTTGTCTGACTTCCTGCAGGGGAATGGCTTCAAAGATTTGGTTAATAATGTCGATAAATTCCCGGATGAGATCGAGGATAAGGTTAAGCCGGTCCGCGAGTGGACGAAGCGTTCATGGCGTGATGTGATGGAGACGTTAGGTATGATGTTCGATCCGGAGGGAGATTATTTCACCGAATTTATCAAGCCGCTGGCCGTACATACGGCTCAGCTGATTGTTGGAACCAATTCTCAGCAGATGGATTTGATTGGAGTGAAATTTATCCCTAACGCCGACAACGATCCGAACTACTTCAAGAATACAGCGGGAAAATTGGTTCATTTCACAGTAAGCGAGACAATCAGAGAATGGTCTATCCCGGCGGCATCCTTCCGACTTAGTAATTCATTGGCCTATTATGTGTATGCAAAATGTCCTAAGGATGGCAGTATAGGATCTATATTTGTTTCTGAGCGGCAGATCAAGTTAGAGGCGGAAGCTGGTTATTACCATTTTTGGATCGGCGTATTAAACACTTCTGAAGATAATATTCGATCCTGGAATCCTAATTACGGATACACCGAGATTGCCGGTCAAAGTATTACCACGGGTATTATCAAGGACAAGCTAGCCCGGTTAGTGATAGATTTGATAAATGCCCGTATCATCGCTCAAAATGGGGCTACAATTTCGGGAAAGATTTTGTTCGGTGAAGGCTCTTCCGGACTAGATAATGTCGCAGAATGGCCAGCGGTGAAACAAGATATAACTAATGCTAAGGACTCAGCAAATCAAGCAAACAAGTCTGTTAACAACCTGGGTGATTATGTTGACGGTGCCTTTGCCGATGGAATAATCGAAGAATCAGAAGCTAAGGCGATAGAAAAGTATATCAATACGGTAAAAACAGACAAGGCGGCTGTTGAAGCCACATACAACAAACTGTATGTCAATACATACTTGACCGGTACCGCAAAATCTGGGTTACTCAATTCAAAAGTAACTTTATTTGGAGCCATTGATAACTTGTTATCAGCCATCAACAGTGCCATCGCTGATGGTCGGACGACTGTTGCCGAGAAAAACAATGTAGATAGTAAGTTTTCCTTGTTTAATTCAGCAATGGCCTCTTTTAACGCAGCCGTTGAGACTGCCAATAAAGCGATCCAGGATAAACTAAAGGAATACGCCGACAATGCATCAGGCGTCCCGGATTCATTCAAGAATGAGATGGCTCAACGCCTAGGATATGCTGACTATGCGGCCTTAGTAGCTGCGGCCGATGCGAGTAAGACAATTATTAAGAACGGTAAGATAAATACAACTCTTATCGAAGCAACCGCTATTATAACGTCCCAGTTGATTGCTGATGCTATCAAGGCTAAAACTTTAGATGTAAACGGAAATTTTCTTGTAGATACAGAAGGAAAAGCAACGATGGTTGAAGGTGCAATCGGCCCGTGGAGAGTGACATCTAAGGGATTAACTGCTAAATTTACAGAATGGAATAATAATCCCAAAATGGCAATGGTAAATGAAAGTGACTATACGAAAGCTTCTAAAAATTTCATGATGGGATTATCATTATCCATGTATACCAAAAATGCCAAGGACTCATTTTCTAGTGTTTTTCCAGGTTCTGTTCCAGGTAATGGGAGTTGTAGATATACAGCATATAGTCGAGTCCATAATTTATTTAGTGACTGCGAAAGCAATTCAGACAAAAAAACGACGATGGTAATCGAATCCATGGGGGCTACCAAAGGAAATACAGCTCTTGCTTTAATTGGAGCCCTGCAGGTAACTGGGGGTATTACATCGCTTGAAAACATAGGTCGGGAATTTTTTCTTAGCGAAGGCGGACCAAAGTATCGAAGGGTTGTTTTTACAAAGGCTAATCAAACTGTATATCTCCCTTCAACCGATGATATTCTGGCTTATTTCGGTAAATTACCAGAGGCTACCGGAGAAGGTGAGATACAAGGATGGGGACCTTACCACGGTATAGATAACTCGTGGTTTACATTTGAACTTTTTCGTGTTCCTTGGACGACCGGAGCATTGACCGTAAGAGGCAGTGCGGCAGGAAACGGAGACTATTCATCTATTTCTGGAACGCCTATATATTCCGGTAAAGATCAGTACACTTATGGTCAATTTACCCTTAATCTGGGCGAATACGCGATAGTTAGTTTAATCAATAGGCAATGGTATGTATTATATAAAGGAAAGGGATGGTAATGGATATAATAGTAGATAAAAGTACAGGATATATAGTAAATCCTGAAACGTTAACAGAGGGAGCTAATTTAGACTTTCTCAACAATTTCAAAAACTTCGATGGGGAAATAGTTATTCCTCCACATTTGGAAGTCATCGAAATAAATGAAACAAGATCTGATCCGGACAGAGCTTATCATTACAAGCATTATTACTATATCAATAAAGTAGTAGAGTGCCGGTATATATTAAGTACGGAGCTGGTCAATAGTGAAATCGTCAACCTAAAACAAGAACTCTCCAATACGGACTATATAATCCAAAAAGCCTATGAATACTTTCTCGTGGGTTTGGAAACTGAATATGACATGGACGAAGTGCACGCGGAGCGCCAAGCAATCCGAGACAAGATAAATGAGTTAGAGGAACTATTAAATCAAGAAGGAGGTGTGATGTGAATATTGAACTAGCTGATATATTGGCTATCATCGGCACGATGGGAGGGATAGAGGCCTTTAAGTGGGGAGTAACCACTTGGCGTAACCGAAAAACAGATGCACGGATAGAAGATGCCCGCGCAGACATAGAAGAGTTCAAGGCTTTGCGGGAGTATAACGAATTCCTGCAAAAACAATTGTCTGACAAGGAAGAACGCTTTGTAGAACAGACCGGAAGACTCCGGGTAGTACAAGATGATCTTTTCTCTTTGAAAGAGGAAAATTCTACACTGAAACTGGAACTTGCTTTAAAGAGATGCGAAAAGAAAAAGTGTGGAGATCGTGAGCCACAAAATGGTTATTAATTGATTAAAGAAGAAATAAATGAAAAAGAATGAATTACCCCGAGGGCTGAGAAATAATAATCCCGGAAATATAAGAAGAAACAGTGAAGTGTTCCATGGAGAAGTAAACCCTAGTAAGGATACCGCATTTAAGCAATTCAAAAGCATGGCTTATGGCTACCGGGCAGTGTTTAAAATCCTGTCAAACTATTACCGGAAATATAGTTTAACCACGATCCGGAAGATGATCGGACGCTGGGCACCGGAAAACGAGAACAACACGGCAGCTTACGTGTCATTAGTCAGTAGTTATGCCGGTATAGGTCCAGATGAACCCCTAAGCTTTGATAGAGAGCAAATGATCCGGATCGTGGCCGGGATGAGTCGTGTCGAGAACGGAAGAGAGGCTGAAATGTCGGACGTAATCGCGGGGTGGGGTTTGCTATGAAAGCCTGGCACGTCATACTATTGTTGACCGGCTTATCCGCCAGTTTCTTCGCAGGTTATCATGTCCGAGGAACTTATGAAAAAAATGTACAGGTGATCCGTGATACGATAGTAGATACTTTACGATCGGTTCTGCCGGTGCCGTCTTTCGAGGTCGAAGTTGGGGAAGTAGAGATTCCCTATCCAATAATTATAAAAGAGAAAGGGCTGGAGAGGGTTGATACGGTTTATATACCAGTACCAATAACTCAGAAGGAATATGTATCGGAAAACTACCGGGCGTGGGTATCCGGCTATAACGCAAACCTTGACCGTATTGATGTTTTTCCTAAGACAGTCTATATCACAAAAAAGATACCTGCTCGTCGATGGGGACTAGGTGTGTCTGCCGGATATGGCATAGGCCGGTCCGGTCTGTCGCCCTACATTGGTGTTGGGGTTTATTATAGGATTTGGTGAATTTATTTGATATTAATATTAGTGTGACCGTCTTGCCTGGGAGGGTAGGACGGTTTTGTTGTCTTAAAAACAGTGTTTATAAATATGCTTTTATGACTTGAAATATATATGATTATCATTGTTTATTACTTTTTTATTTATTAGTTTTGAAATATTGTTAAACTTAAATGTAATTATTATGAAAAAGAGACTTTTACTAGTATTACTGACTTTTTTTATTGTGGAGATAAATTTTGTTTATGCTCAAACGAAAGAGGCTTATATTGAAGGACCAAATGAAATAACACAATTTTGTACAGGGGTTTATTCATGCCATTATACTCGTAAACCAGATGATAATGGGATATCAGCACTTTCATGTCAGTTACCATGGGGAGTAAAGATTGTGGATGAAAAGATGTTTAATGATCCTGAGGGCATGCGTGTTTGGCAATTGACTTTGTTATTCAATTATGATTATAATGGAGATTATGACTCTGATATGGATTTTAGTATTATGGGAATAAAGAAAAATATTATTCTAAGAAAGATTCATTTATCAATTGATGTTCCCAATCACATATGTCCTTATGGTACTCAAATAACCCTGCCCAAAGTTGATTCAAGAATTGGTACAACAACAACAATCACGGGTAATAATACTGCTAAAATAACTGACACAGGATTATTGACTTATGATCCGGAAACTGGAGGTCAAATCGATTTAATGTATAAAATAAATGCGGGTATGCAACCTGAGGTACATAAAAAGATTCAGCTGATACCTCATTATAGCAACTTAATGGGTGCATATAATATAAAAATGAATGGTAGTACTCAAAGACGATCTTTATCACAAACCAGTAGTAATCCCGTAAATAATGGACAAGCTGTAGAAATAACTTTCCAGCAAAATTTATACAATTTCTCTTGGGAGTTTCTTTCTGAAACAGGAGCTTTTCAAATGAGCTATAATCCGAATTCGAGGCTTTTCAGATTTATTCCTTCATATCAAGTTGGAAGTGGTTTTAGATTTAGGTTCTATTATAATGAAGATCCTAATTGTACTCATTTAAATTACTGCGACTTTGGGTTTACAGTGCGTAATCCTTATTCTGTGGCATATGTCGCATCCTCTAATGTGGTTTCTATTTGTCGAGATGATGATTCTACGGTTCAAAACCGTATGTTGACGAATGATACTTATAGAATAGTAAACGCATTGACTGGAGTGTCTCAAAAGCAGGGACAATTAGCTAAAGGCACCAATGAGATTGATGTAAGCAACATTTTGAATGGAATCTATATCGTGCAAATTACATCAGGAGATAATACAGAAAGTTATAAGATTTCAATAAATAGATAATACTTATTGTTGATTGGGTGTTGAAGAACATGCGATTTTAAGAATAATGAGATTGTATATTCTGTATATTTGTAATCGAAAAACGTAAATTTTTTCATAGTTAAGGTTGGGCGTCTGGGTGAGCGATCATCTGGACGCTCTTTTTTATGATGCTTTATCAAGTATTGATGGATCGTCAGCGGGCTTCTTTAGAAAGTCATTCTTGATGACATAAGCATCCATCTGATCGGCTGGAAATGGAAGCAACAACTGCTCTATGTCTGAATTCCCTAGCTTTGGATCGAGCCACTTTTCTTCATCCTCTTGGCTTAATATAGCCGGCATTCGGTGTTTCGTGTTATGAATATAGTCGGTAAGAGGATTGGCCTCAGTTGTTATGATCGAAAATGTATTGATAACTTCACCGGTGGTTTTATCCAACCATGAGTCATAAACACCCGCCATCGAGAATATAGGCTCATCTTTTACGTATATGTAATAAGGTATCTTCTTATTTCCTTCATGTCGCCATTCGAAATATCCCGTCGAAGGAACAATACAACGTTTTGATCGGATCGGTTCCCGGAATGAAGGTTTGGAGAAGATCGTATCAGCCCTAGCGTTGAGTGTCATGCGTTTTATTTCGTCTGCTTGTTTTTCGTCCTTAGTCCAGAACGGGATCAGTCCCCACCTAAAGCTTTGGAGTTTCTGCTCGGCTGTGACAATAGGATATTCCGGAAAGCTGAAAGCGTTCACTCTGTACTGCTCCTGTTCTTTAAGGATTTTCTCTGCTATTTCCACAACGCTAAGGTTGCGGCCATACCTGGCGGCCACTTCCTTCGCTTTTTTTGACATTGAGTTATAGAAACACAT